ACCTTCTCGAAAAACACGACGGCGGTGTTGACATCGCCAATGTCCCAGCTCGTGAAAAGTTCGGAGCATTTTTCCTCGGGGAGCAGGATCGACGGTTCCCCGTTCGGGGTCTCCGGGTCTTCCCCGAGGAAATGCACGCTGGGAGAAAGCACGTCGGCAAATGCCGAACTCATGGACGCCTTGGTCCATTTCCCCAGCACGTAGCGGTCGAACAGTTCCGGATCGTGTGCGTATTTGGCCCGTTGCGCGTCCTTCTGTTCCGTGGTGAGGAAATCGTTGTCGTCGAGCACGAAGTCGAAGACGTGCAGTTTGCGCTGAAACATCTGCATCGCCGCCCGGGTTTTGAGGTCCGGGACATCCTCCCAGTTGTCCCGCAGCCGGGTTTTCCAGAACAGGTTGTAGATCCAGTGGTCGGTCCCTTCGTCCGCGGGGTTGGTGTCGATGATGAAACGGTGCTGGTTTTCGGGAAGCCCCTTCATTCGCAAGCATTCCTGGAGCACGTCGAAGGTCTTGCGCTGCTTGAAGTTGGATCCTTCCGTCATGTAGATCCCGCTGAACCGTTTCCCTTTGAACTTCCGTTCGGCATCGTCCTCCACCATCAGGGAGTCGAGCTGGCAGATGCTCTTGCCGCCGAAGGCGTTGTTGACCTCGAAGTAAACCTTGTGCGTGGCGTGGGAGAGTCGGGGTTCGGAAATGTATCGGAGGAACCCTCCCTCGAACCATTCCGGGAGGATGATGTTGACCAGGTCAGTCCAGGCTCCCGAATCCATGTTGTCGGTCACGGATCGACCGACGATGGAGAAGTGGGCGTTGGGAGTTTTCCAGAGATGCCAGACGACCGCGTGCAGGCCGCCGATGGTTTTGCCGCAATAGCGGGGGCCGGAGAGGCAGCAGTAGAGGTGGGTGTCGTTGATGACCTCGGCCTGCTTTTTGAACACGGACGGGTAAAATTTACCGGAAGAATCGAACGGCATCGCGGCAAAATATTTCTCTTTACGTTGCTGGGCAAGTCGAATAGTCTCCGCGCCACTATGAACTCGCTCACGATTTCTGCGGAAGATGTCAAGTCTCTGGGCCTTGAGGATGGGGCTGAAACCGAGGTCTGTGTTTCGGGGAAGGTCAAGCTCAACGACGACGGCTCTGCCAGCATAGAGGACGCCTCGGTAGAGGCGATGGACGAGGAAGAGAACGAGACCCCCGAGGAAGAGAAGGCCGAAGGCGAGGGCGAGGGAGAAGCCAAAGGCGAGTCGATGGGCACGGGCGGGGCCGGCGGAAAGATGCACAAGAACCCGGCGATCGCCATCATTCTCCAGCACGGCGGCCCACTCCCCAAGCGCTGATCTCATGGCGAAAAAGGCCGCGAAGAAAGCCGAGGCCCCTGTTGCCGAGCCGAGTCCCAAGACGGCCTTTGAGCAACGGATCGGGATTTCGTCGGAATCCCTAAAGAAGGTGTTCGACACTCCCGCCCTTGAGGACGGACCCAAGAAGCTGCGGAACCTCCTCTCCGCCCGGTTGAAGCAGTCCCGTTACAAAAACTTCGCTGAATACCGTATTTACGCGGCTATTGACGACGCCTACAATGTCGCGTTCAACCAGACCACCAACACGATGGTCAACGCCATCCTCGGCCGCCGTTGGGGGTCTGATCTGGAATTGCTGGATGCGGTGAAGCAGTGGGGGCTGGACGAGGATTTGTTTTTCGACTGCACGTCCTGCAACACGGGCAAGCAACAGCGAATGCGAAAACGTCCGACCCTGTCGAAGATCAACATCCCGTTGGTCAAGTCGTTCGTCACAATCCGATTGGGTAAGCTGTTTAACGACCGGAACCAGTATCCGCTCTTCAAATACGAGCCGGTCCAGATGACCGCGGAGGAGTCGGCCCTTTGCGAGATCCTGACCCAAGTGGTGCAGCGGTTTGTGGCCCAGTATGGGTATCAGACCTACCTCAAACAGGCTATTCTCCAGACCCTGCTCTATTCGATGGCCCTGATGTTCCCGTCGGAGGTGTGGCATGTCGATTGGGCGGTGGACGAAAAAGGCAACAAGTATCCGAAGAAGGAGGGCCTCCGTTATCAGATTCCGCATCCGACACGGATGGGCTACGACCTCAACTACATGCCCTCGACGTTCAACACGGACTCGGGGTGCGAATGGGCCTGCTACTGGCGTGTTTGCCGGCTTTCAGATGTTCAAGACAACCCGAACTACTTCAACACGACCAACATCCCGGTCGGGACGAACTGGTTCTCCCCCAACTTTTCCGGCGCCTATTTCACGGAGTTCTACCCGTGCCAGGCCCCGCCTCCGCGGGCGATCCAGAACTGGCCGAACGACCGTGAGGATCAGGCCGCCTACTACGCCACGGGGGACGCAGATAAGGCGATCTTCCTGACGGACATGTTCGCGAAAGTCATACCGAAGACTCACGGGCTCGGGGATTACGACCAGCCGGTTTGGTTTCGGTTCGTGCTCGCGTCCGATGACACCGTCATCTGGGCGGAGCCGATCCCCTACTGCCCGGTCCTGTTTTGCGGTTACGACTTCGACGAGAATCGCGGTCGGAACCCCTCGATGGCCTTGGAGGTGCTCCCGTCGCAGGATCAGATCTCGAACCTTCAGACCCAGATCATCGGAGCGGCCAAGCAGAATCTGGCCAAAGTGGTCCCCTACGACACGGATCAGGTCGATCGCGACACGATCGAGAAGCTCCATTCCCAAGGCGAGACGATCAATGGCATCACTTTTCTCCCCTACTCTTCCAAGATGGCGAAGGTCGCGGGAGTGGATCCGGCGAAGATGTTCAACCCGATCCAGTTCCCGTTGCAGTCCGTGGTGGAGTTGGTGACGGCGCAGAACACCATCGTCTCCATGCTGGAGCGGCTGTTGGGGATGTCGAGCAACGAGGTGGGCGCGGCTGGCGTCCATGTCCAGACTGCGGAGGAAATTCGTGTCATCAACACGAACATCAGCAATCGGTTGGAGTTCACGGGTGTTGCCGTGGACCTGTTCATGCAGGCGTGGAAGGTGCAGCTTTACGAAGCCTCGCGCGCGTTCATGGACGAGGAATTCGTGGCGCAGGTTTCAGACAGCCCTGACTACGTGAAGCCGCTTCGGGATCTCGGCTTTGAACTGGGCGAACCTTTCAACGGGACGGTTCAGGTCAAGGGAGACCGCAGTAAGTTGGTTGTCGGCGGGTTTGTGTCCCAGCGTGAGGGTCAGAACCGGATCAATCAACCGCAGGTGGCGCAGGTAATGATGCAGACCTTGCAGGCAGCCGCAGGGAATCCGGAATTTCTCCGCGCGTTGGGCGTCAAGCAATACATCGACCAACTCAACCGGGCGGCGGAATTGGCTGGTGCCCCGAAGGATTTCAAGCTTCGAGTTGTGGATCAGACTGCTCCTGGGCAGCCCGGTGCGGTCCCGTCCGGGGAAGGAGAGAGCCCCGGCGGGGCTGCCCCGGGCCTCGCCCAAGTCGCCCAGCAGATCGAACAGGCGGCCGTCAAAGAGGCGATGAACCAGATCGGGCAGGGAATCCAACCGCTCGTCCAACGAGTTGGGGAAGCCGAGAAAGCCATCCAAGACATCGGCCAAGGCGAGAAGCAGTCGCTCGAAATGCTCGCCCAGTTGAAGCAGGCACTGGAACAACTGGCGGTCAATCAGCAGAAGATCATGCAGGCGGCCTCGATGGCTCCGCCGGTTCCGGCTCCGTCGGATGTTCCTCCGTCCGGTCCAATGGGTCCGGTACCTCCACCTGCTCCCGTTGGTATGGCGCCTGTTCCTGTTGGAGGACCGTCTCCGGCATGATGATTCCCGCCAAACTGGTGCCGGTGGATCCTCTGGTTGAGCAGAAGATCCGGCTGTGGTTGGCAGCTCCCGATGGAGAAGTCCTCTGTAAATGCCTCCATGCGGAGGCCAGACTTATGATGACCGAGCTGGCCGGGGACATGGTTCGTCAGGATCTCCACCCGAACGAAACTCTCAAACAGGGAATCGAGGACAAGCTCGCCAAGGTTCGGCGGCTTCGGGACTTTTGTTCCCTTGTCAACGAGCTCAAAGAGCGCGAAGATTCGTTTTCAACATTGCAATTCTTATGATAAGCCTACCCGTTGAAGCCCCGATCGAAGCGTCCCCCAGTCTCGCCGTTGACCTGTCACAGGCTCGGGAGGAAGGCCAGCCGAAGCTG